ACCCTCCAGAAAAACTCGGCGGAGCCGTTGAAGGCGATGTTGCAAGCAAAGGAATACTAAAAGTGGAAACAATAATGGCTAAAAGGATGCCTTGATTCGTATAAATGATGGTGCAGCCCCGGCAAAATATTGAAAAATCGAAACTTACGGTACATAGTATTGTTGTAACCAGGCCACTTATAGTCATTTGACATCAATAACTTACAGCTTCGCTACTATCGCCTAGACCGGGGGGTCCTCCGCAGGGATGAAAAGGGTGGTAGACTGTACTGTACTCACTCTAAAGGGGATACGGCTTTTATTATGAGACGTAGATAAGTGTCCATAAGCTATTGATTAGGCTAGACTTAACGCGGCGTGGCTCGCAAAGGCAGCTCGCTCTTGTGTTTGATCCACCCCAGGGGTCCTCAAAGGACCGCCGTGGCCGTCAGGCCGGAGGCGGGCCGTATAATTCTAAAAAATATGTCTAGGCTAGTATACGCTCAGTACTTGGCTAGTCCTATTTCTAGATATATATGCAAAAATAATTTTGGACTCCTTGAGCTAAGTCCTTTAGAATTCAAAAATGAGGGGTAAATTTCCTTGTTGTGGAGCCCTAAACCTAAGTTTTATTGTAAATAAAGGACTTAAGAGGCAAAATAGTTTGACACTTTTTCCTGTTTCGAACGTATAATTAAGTATACAGACTTAATGAAACTTAATTCTACGTGCACGGTGCTTCGCGTTCCACTAACGCTTACGCTAGCGTGGAAGCTTCAGGCCGTGCAATTCACGTAACTCGGGCGGGGTGTCTTTATGCGACAACGAAAAACACAACCAAAGTGGATACTATTACAAGCGGCTGGGTATAGCAAGGCCGATAGACAAGCAAAGCCTTACCAACCTATCCCTGCACCTTCTACGACATAATGGCCAAAGAAGGAAAGCAGGAATACTGGTACACTGACGCCACTGAGCTAATGGCCAGGACTGGTATGACCTTGCAGGAAGCTCTTACTGAGCTAGGCATACCTATGACCTCGGTAGAGTGCAATGCTATCCTCCGTAGGAAGTCCTTCAACCGAGTCCTATGGGAAGCCCGTCATCGGTACTTCAATCAGTTAGCTAATGACCCGAACTTTAAGAAAGACACGATTATTGGTAAGCTGGTATCGCTTGCCCAACGGCTTGAAGATGAGGGTAACTTCGACAAGGCGGCAGAGGCTACACTTAAAGCCGCGAAGGTTGCGGGCTTTGTTGGCCCTGAATCGACTGTTAGTGTCTTTGGAGAACTGAGTCAAGCAGACCTAGATGCTATTCGCAAGAAGGTAGAAGAGGGCGCAATTGGGAAGTCAAGACCAAACTAAACGAGAAGTTTATAATAAGGCTTGGCGGGCTGCTAATCGTGACAAGGCACGCGCCTACAGTAGAAAAGCTAGTAAGACTATAAATTCACGGTTTGGTCTGTTAAAGCACAAAGCTAAAGTACGTGAATTACAAGTTTCTATTTCTCTTGAGGAGTACAAAGAACTTATCTCTAAATCTTGTTTCTACTGCAAGGGAATTTTACCTAAGACAGGACACGGTATAGATAGAATAAATTCCGATATAGGATACGTTACTGGGAATGTAAGACCTTGTTGCACTCAATGTAATGGAGCGAAGTCTGATTCTACAGAAAATGAATTTAGAGAATGGGCGCTTCGCTTGTTTAATAACTGGGCAGGTAAGTTCTAATGAAGGCTGTAGAACCCTCCAAGGTCAATTTAGCTATTGAAGAGTTGGGAAGACTACAACCTTCAGAGCAGTTAGCTGCACTCGAACTACTACAGCAACGACGCGTTAAGAAAAACTATATTCGTTATTTTGTGCCCTGGTCTGAACAGGCTGCGGCACTTAAGAAGTTTACTAAGGACATTAAAGTTTTAGGACTACTCGGAGGGAACCGAAGTGGTAAAACTATCTTGGGCGCGTTTATCTGCGTTGCTTGGTGTCTTGGCAAGGACTACTTCCAAGGCGAACCAGCTTGGGAGTGGGTTAAGGACCTACCAATTCCTAAAGGTCCTGTTAATGTGTGGGTTGTTGGGGTCGATTTTCCTACACTTCGGGATGTTATTTGGCATGAAAAGCTTAGGTATGGAAAGACTCACCCTGCTTTTCTCCCTGATGATCCTAGTGTTGTTGCAAATGTCAAAGACAACGACTTCCAAGTATTCTTCAAGAACGGGACGATTCTAACTGGGAAGTCGGCTGAAGCTGGAAGAGAAAAGTTCCAAGGCGCTTCTGTTGACCTTATCTGGATAGATGAAGAGTGTGAGAAGCAAGTCTACGACGAGTGCTACCAAAGAACGATTGATTGTTCAGGTAAAATCCTCCTCACGCAGACTCCTCTTACCGATATTAATTCGGGCGTTAAAGACCCGTGGGTGTTCGACCTCTATGAAGACTGGCTGGCAGGTAACAAAAACCTAGAGTTCTGCCAGTTGTCAATGTTGAACAGTCCTTTCATCAGTGACAAGGACAAAGAAGAGGCTAGAAACAAATGGGCAGGTGATCCAGAAGAGGATGCCCGATTATATGGAAAGTTTGTCAGACGCTCTGGATTGGTATATTCGCTGTGGTCGAATACTGTTCACCTTGTTAAGCCTTTTGCTATACCTCAGTATTGGTCTCGTATTGTTTCTATTGATCCTGCCGCTACTGGTATTACCGCAGGTCTCTGGATTGCAGTCAACCCAGAGGGAGATTATTTCGCTTTTCGAGAGTACTATGAACGGGAGCGAACAGTAAGTGAGCACGCGAAGTCCTTGATGATGCTCGTTTCTGGTGAGCCTGTGGACTATTGGCTCTTGGACCCGTACTGGGGTGGACAACGAAATGCTGAAACACATAAAGATGGAGCCCAGTTGTATAGGGAAGCCGGAATACCTGTCAGACTCCCTGATGTCGGTAAAGAAGGGTATGCAGTCAATGTCAGCCGGGAGTACATTAACGCAACCGTTACTCCAGGGTCTCGGCACCCTAAGTTCTACTGCTTTGAGGGGATGCCTCATTTCCTTCACGAAATAACCCATTATACCTACGATATGTTCACTAAAGGTGAGCAGAGGGGCTTGAGTAAAGAGAAACCTCGCAAACGTAATGACCACCTGATGAATGCTATGCAGTACGCAATGACACTTCGTTTAAAGGGTGGAAAAGGAAAAGTTAGGAAGCGGTTAGAGGCACAGGACGCGGAATGGTTTGAGTTGTTTTCGGAAGATCAGAATAAGAGAAATTCTAATAGTTCATATACGTAGGAGGGATGATGAAGAAGTTCTTATTGGCAATGGCAGCGGCTTTATTGTTGTTTCCTGTGCGTATCTCCATTAAGGCTCAAGGAAAGAACGATACCGAGACAAACGTACAGATCGAAGCTGATCTGAGGCAGTATGAGGCATTTGGTGATGCTCACCACTTGTTCTCAACTTGTGGTCGTGAAGCGGTTGGAAAGCCTTGGTTCGCTCGTTTGTATGATTTGGACGGCAAAGGTGCCTTCAAACATTGGGAAGAAGAAGATTACCCTACGTTAAAGGCAGCTATTACTGCCGTTGAAAAAGACTATTTGGCTCATCCCGAGGGAATGCCAAAAGGTCAAGTTGGGCACTACAAAGGTAATTAATCCTAGTTTTATGAAAGCCCACAGTGAAAATCCCTCGAATACCCTATTGGGAATTACTTATCGGTCCTTGGCTGGCTCTCGGCCTTGGTTTCCTCTTTAATGCGCTAGTTATGGCCGCTAATGGAGGGCAGATGCCTGTCCTGATGCCTCCTGGGTTTGGGGGAATCCCCGCAGACGATTGGATTCACTGTGTCATGACGGCGCAGACTCATCTAAAGTTCCTGGCTGATTGGATCGTTATTCGAGATGTGGGGATTGCCAGTCCAGGTGATTTCTTGGAATGGGCTTATGAACTGTCTGTGACACCGTTATTTGTAGCTTGGGGTGCTTTGACTCTTAAGAAACACCATGATGCAGAAGTAGCGAAAGGGAAGTAATGGCACATCAAGTTACA